TCTGTTTTTTTAGGCATTGTTTACTCTTTATAATAAGTCTTGTTTAGTGAATTCCATATTCACTGTGTTTTTAGTATCTATGGTTCCACCATTCAACACTATACCATCTAATTCATCTTTGAGTAAGTCTACAGTATGTACGCCTTCTCTTTCAAAAGCAAATTTAAATATCCAACCTGCTCCTGTTAAACTCGGTGCACCATAATTTTCTAATATATTAGCACCAACGCCATTTAATGCTACAGGATTATTCATTACAACTGGTTGAGCTCTTAATCCTATAACTTGTACAACACTCTCAAAATCCTTTTGTGTGTTATCTGAGTAGTTACCTGTTCGTGTTATGTCTAGTGTGGTGAACAATGAATAAAATTCAATGTTACTTGATAGCACTTCACTGCTACTCATTGCTCCGCTTCTTGTTAAACTCATGTGTGTCTCCGTATATTACACTATTTATCAAGTTTATAGATTGCAGAGCCAAAAAAAATCCTCGCATAAAGCGAGGATTTTATCTGTGCGCCTACGCACAATCCTAAGGTAGTTAGGAATTTTTATGCATCGAATGTTGCAATTACTGTAGTACCTGAGATTGAAGGTGTTGCTCCTGCACCTTGTACTGCAATGTGCGAACCTGAAGTTAAGCCTTCAACTGCTACAACCACAAAACCTTCGTTTTGTGCTTCTAAACATGCTTCTTCAACTGTTACTGCTGTTACATCATCAACTTCTAGGATGTGAGTTGTTCCTACGAAGCCGTTTGCCGCTCTTACTGCCGCATTTGGATTTGCTTGTGCCATTTTATTTCTCCTAAAATATTCGGGCTTTGTGCCCTATACACTTATTTATCTTTTTTAGTCAAAAAAAATCCTCACCTAGATGAGGATTTTTTAAATTAAGTTAAAGTTAGAAACTTACATCACCAATAACATGACCATCGATGTCACCGTTTGCTAAGTTGTCTGCACCTTCAACAATCATGTTAACTGTGTCTTGACTACCTGCTGTGAAATCACCAATTTTAAGTACTGATAAGTTTAAGTTTTGAACTGTGCTAACCAATGAGTTAAATTGTGATTGACTAATGTTACCTGATTGCTGTTGAAAGCTCTTTAAGAATACATCTTTACCAATAAACTCACCACTAGCGGCCGCTCTTCTATCTGCTTGTGCCATTTTATTTCTCCTAAAATATTCGGGCTCTGTGCCCTATACACTTATTTATCTTTTTTATTGGTTTTTATTTGAATTGGCCTAGAGTTGGCAATGTCTTTCCTTGTAGTCCTTTCTTTAAGCCTTTTTTTGCAGTATCGACCATGTCGCCTACTTCTTCTGCACCCGGAACATTTTTTACAGCCCAATCTTTTGCTTTGTTAATTGCTCTTGAAAGTGGACCATCACCATAATATCGATCGTGTCTAAATATTCTTCCGTCTGAACCGGTTTTAAATTGACCATCAACATCTTTACCACGACTCTGTTTTGCCTGTTGCTTGAGATCTAACATCCATTGCGGATTACCAGGTGGCATTTTATATTTACTTTTCTTTTTATCAGCGCCTTTTTCTCTTTCTTCTCGATCATGCACACGAAGAACTTTGTCAGCAGAGTCTATACTGTGGCCTTGTCTCATTAATGATTCTATATCATTAGCATAGTCACCAAAACCTTTCAGTTTTAATAACTGTAAAGTTTCCAGGTCTTCTGGAGTCACTGCTTCTAATATATGTTGTATTTTCATTGTTGTTTTTTCCTGCCACTAGCCCAATAACCTGCTATTGCACCGAGGCCTGTACCTGCTTTTTTATATTTATCTACATTTGCACCTGTCTTTTGTGCAACCTTTTTGCCTATATATCTGCCTGCTACTGCTCCGGCCGCCGTTCCTATTGCTCTTTTTGTAAAACTTGTTCTAGGATTTTTATATTCTGGTGCGGCTTTGAATCTTCTATACTTTAACATTTGGCCTAAAGGAGCCATTACTTCACTGCCTTTGGCAATCCTGCGAATTTCTTGTGTCATTCTGGCAATAATTTGCTGTTTGCTGGTATATTTTAAATTATTCCAATCAGTTATATATCTTCTGAACTGTTTATACCTGCCATCTCCAATTTTTAATTGTCTTTCTAATGCCATATAGAAAGCAACTGCTTCTCCGCGCCTATCATCTGCCTTAGATAATTTTCTCATCCATTGAATATGTCTTCTAGAATCAAAATTTAATGTTTTTAAGAATCTTTTGCTTTCGCTATGTTGATTATATCGTAAATTTTTATTTTCTGGATCTTTTAAGATGTATGCAAGCATGTATAAATCAGTTGCATGGGTTCTAAACAGTGTATATGATCCGTATTGCACAGTTCTTGCAGTGTATGCTTTTGCATATTCGTGCTGATCGTCATCTTGTATCATCATATACATTAATAAAGAATTTAAATATGCTAAATCTGCAATTTGTCTACCTGTAAGATTTTTAAAATTTGCAGTAGTTCTGTATAATCGAGATTCACATAGTTCTTCGTTGACCAATAAAAGTTCCATTATTTGGTTGCTCCATGGCCCATTGCAAAGTTATTTTTACTGAATTCTAATCTATCAACCAATTTAATAGCATTACCCATTCTGTCTACTGCAACAAAACCTTCTTCTTTAGCAACTTCGTAGCCATTATCGCTGGCAACAAAAGTGGGAATTGATTGTATTGCTTTTAACTTTTCTATAAAAACTAATTTTGCTTCTATGAGTTTTAAATATAAATCGTAAACAGCAACTATGCTAGGCACATGCTCTTTGATAAATTTAACACCTTGTACCATCTTTTCAGTTTTAGCATCAATACTTTTTTGAGTTTTAACTTTTTCAATTTCTTTTTGCATGTATGCAATGTATTTTTGAACAAAACTTTGTGCAAATACTGTGGGATTTTGCTCAAACTCTCCTGCATTTTTAATGTTTGCATTAACATGTGCTTTTAATTGTTGTAAAAATATTTTATCACCGATAATATCAGCACCTTTATCTAAAAAGTTAAATGTATCTTTGTCGATGCTTTTCAAATAATTATCTGCCTGTGCAATAGCACTTAAAATATTTTTATTTTCATCAGCAGTAAGTGTCACAGTACCGCTCACATCTTTAATTCTAGCATCTGTGTACCAAACATTAGGTGCTTCGCCTAACACACTGCTGTCAAAACCAAATTTGGCTTGGGTATCTGCTAGTGTAGGCCCACCTGTATATTCTGTGTGGAATACTATACCAAATGTTTTGCTCGACATTTCGTTTGCTAAGTCACTGCCTACTGGAATTGCGTAAGTAAGAGTGTTAGGTGTAATTACAATATAATTTTCATCACCTATTTTTGCTTCTTTAAATTGATCTGTTCCTGCCCAAAGCATGTCTCCCTGTGCAACTGTATTCCAATTTAACTTGCTTAATAGTTTTAATGCAATAGTTAATTTGTCTGCAAGTTCACCAGGGCCATGATTTTCTAAAATGTCTTTGGGAGTAAAGTTTAATTTTGGTTTTTGTGCAAATACACCCTTGGTGCCTACAAAGAATTTGCCTGATTGTGGATCTCGGCCACAAATAATTGCAGGTTTGCCGTCCCATTTTGTGGTAATATTAATTGGATTTTTGCTATGCCCTTCTAACATTTGATGCAAACTGTACAAATAATCGATTGCTTCTTTTGCACCAGCATATCCTTTGTTAAAAATGTTATCTTCTAGATGTTCGAGGTGAGTATTTTTGCCCTCTGCTTCATTTAATAGACTTTCTGAAAGGATTTGCGTAACTAAAGGTTTTGAGATCTCTATAAATTTCATTTTATTTGTTTACCAACATGTTAAACACACTGAAATCTTTACTTTCTGTTCCAGTTCTTCTTCTAGATTTTCTCTTTATAGGCCTAGGATCATTACTAGTTGTTTTAGGTTCAGCCCTAGTGTTCCAATCTATACCTTTATCAGTTACATTTTTACCAGCAAAGTTTTGATATTGGTCTGCATCGTAACCAGTTGGCACTACTGTATCTAATACATCACCTTCTGAACCGTCAGTTGGTCTAATAGTTCTACGATTTTTCTGTTGACCTAACGATCTATCAGCATCATAATCCATTTTATCTTGTACATCTCTGTTTAATGCTTTGTTTGCTTGAGTTGATTGAATTCTATAATTATCGTATTTTTCTTGATCTACAACATCACCGGTTTCTCGGTCTACACCACTCTTATCATCAATGTCTCGGTATCTGCCGCCACCTGATGTGAATCTATCTTTAGATGTTGCTAATGCATCTTCTCTACCCAATATATAATTAGCCGCTAAATGAATTTCATTTGCATCATCCATTTGTGCAACTAACTCATCTAAATGTGGCATGCCTAATTCTGCTGATATTGCTTGATTTGCAAACTTTCCAGTTTCACTACCTCGCCATTGTCTACCTAACCAAATATATTGTTGTCCGTCTGAGGCTGTTTTTTCAACTCCAGCATTTGTGCCTTTTCTTCTGTTACTACCAAAAGGCCCGTCTCTTTCTGGGTTTCGTTGTTGTATTTCAACTCTATCGTCAATTCCGTCACCATCTAAATCATCTTCTGGCCATTTTACTTCACCGTTATTAATATTAGGATCACCTTGTCTTTTAACTTGTACTTTCTGTTTCTCTTGCTCAGTATCTGTATTTGACACTGTTGTTCCTTTGGTAGCAGGTTGATCAACAGTTTGGTTGTATGCAGTCGGTGCATTTACTGCCGCAAGTGCTGGATCTGTAGTAGGTAACTGGTTAGGGAAGTTAGGATTGTTCCCTCCACCTGGATCAAACTTTCCTTGTGTAGGTGGCCTTTTAGTTTGTGTTCCACCTGTGGTGGCATTTCTCACTTGCTGATTATTACCAATTGGAGTTTGAACACCTTGTGGTGTACCACTTCCTGCAGGGTTTGGTGCTTGTGCAGGTTGTGCAGGTTGTACTTGTGCAGGTTGTGTAGGATTTTTACCCATCCCCATTGCACTTTTAACTTTATTAACAGCCTTGCCCATTGCTTTGCCCATTGATTGTAAAGGTGCTTCGTTAAGATTATTAAATTCGTATAGTCTCATTATTTTGCACCTCCTCTGACCATCTCTGGATTATCTGCACCTCTATTAGCGGCGCCTTTGAACTGGCCTAACTTAATAATTAAGTATTGTTTTTCTTCTTTTGTTAAGTCGTCTATTTGTGCCTTAAATAAAGGATTTAATGCATCTGGTGCATCAGTTGTTGCTCCCGGTTTTTTCATTAACATGCTGGCTATCTTAGTACCGCCAGTTACAAAACCTTTTCTTGCTAAACTAGCATTAGGGTCACTTCTTGTTGCTTGTGCTACACCGTCAGCAGAGCCATCTTTCCAATAATCTTTGGCTCTTTGCATCATGCCTTTTTTGATTGGGCTACCGTCTGGATTAACACCTTGTGCTTTGAACAACTGCATTGCCGCATCACCGGTTGCTACATTACCATCTTTGGAGACCCATTGATGATTTTTTTGATCGTATGTATATTCGATGTTGTTTAGTTTTGCTTTTGTACCATTTTTCAAAGTACTTGCTGGAGCAGTAGGATCTAGATCTAATTTTTCTCCACCTTTACCAAAATTTTTGCCGCGATTCAGACTCTTGCTGATGATATCAGTATTATCACCTGACTTATCTCTTTTTGTATTGGTAGTTGATTGTCCAGAACGACCGTCTTTTTCGATAACTAAACTATCTGAAATTTCACAAATCTTCATGCTGTTCTCGCTGGGATTCCTTGATAACTTTCTTGATTCCTCTGGAGAACTTAGCAGGGTCCCTGCCTTTGATACTGTTAATCAATCTATTTGATAAATCTTTAGCAGTATCCTCGTCGTAGTATGCTTCTATTTGCTCAATCAAATGAATAGCACTGTTGATAACATGGTCGCCCCTGTTCTCAACAACATGATCTCTATCTCTATCTATTGAGATCTGATTGAGCTCTTCTAAAATACTTCTTGTTTTACGCACGAGTTCTCCGTTGTTTACTACTATTTATCATTAGAAGTCATTCTTTTTCAAGAACTCACGCATGTTCATGGCCTGTCCTATAGTATCTTGTGTGCCTTGCTCTTCAGCCTTAATACTACCACTTCGTTTTAATTGATCAACAAGACTGCCCGTTGTTAAGGTTGTTGCATCTTCGTCACCTTCTTCAAGATCTACAATGCGTAGAGTGTCTGGATCAAATTTTAAATCAACTTTTGTGCCTACACCACTGCTGGATCTTGTTTTCATAAACTGAATTTGATATCTGCCTTTTTCTCTCATAGCATTACTTGTAAAAATACCTACAACATTATCTGCTGTTTGAATCTTACTAATACCACCTGCAATGTGATGATGGTCAAATTCAATTTCTTCCACAGCACCTCTGTTTAACTGGGACGCTGTTACACAAAGTAAATCTCGTTCTACGGCCAAGTTACGAATTTCTTCAGATACATATTTGTCTTTGATAAACAAATCACTGCCACTTACTTTTTTACTGATTGGCATCATCAAATCTAAGTAGTCTACTAGCAATGCATCAATTCTTTCGCCACTTTGTATTTCATATTCTCGTAAAAATACACGCAAGTCATTTGCACTAATACCATTAGGCATCTGCTTAACACGCAATTTACCTGCACCTTTGGCTTTCATACGAACTTTGAGATCAACATCTTCCATGTTTTTCATAATTTCTTTTGTGCCAAACCCGCTAACCATTGCATCTAGACGCATACTGATAAGTTGTTCACTAAGTTCTAAACTAACATAAACAACATTAAGACCTGCTAACACCCAATTAACAGCAAAGTTTTGCAAAAACAAACTTTTACCTGCACCAGAACCACCAGCAAAGATTGTCATCTCTCCTCTGTTCAGCCCACCGTAAAGTTTGTGATCTATACCCTTCCAACCTGTACTAATTGCCCCTGCTTGGTCTTTTATCCATTGTAACCTTTCCTTAGGATTTTCAAAATAATCTAGTCCGAGATCTTTTACAAGTCCTACTTGACTTGCATCTTTTATTTTATTTTCAACGGTGCCATAG